GCTCGTAAGCGCTGAGGCAGGGTGCAAGTCCCTATACTGCGACTGACGCGGTTTCAATGCCGCGCCGCATCGTAGACTCCCTCTCTCGATGGCCCCCGGCGCATGACTGCCAACCGGGGGCAGGGGGAAGAAGCGCAGAGTGCAGGTGACTGCACAATGCGCACAAAGCGGGTGGCTGTTGGTCGATAACATCATGCACATCAACGTCTATACGCTGTTCGCCGCGCTCGTCTCACTGCTGCTGTGGGCCGGGCTGTTTGCGTTGGGGCGTTGGGTGATCGCGGCGTTGCGCATGGTCCTGTATGCGGGGCAGTGGTAATGTGGCGAAGCGGCGACAGTACGATGATGACTTTAGAGCGTCAGCGGTCATTATGCTTGAGGCGCAAGGATACCCGGCAACAAAGGGAGCTTTAACTGCCGTTGCTAACCATTTGGGTGTTCATGCACGCACGCTTAGCCGATGGTTTAATAAAGAACAAAACCCGCCGCCTGACCAGTTAGTCAGCGAAAAAAGGGGTGATTTTGTAGAACAGTGTAACGGCATTATTGATCTGCTGTTCACAGAGATAAAAACGGCAATTCCAGACGCGCCGCTTAACCAGCTGGCAATGACGTTTGGGATTGTGACTGACAAACGTAACCATACTACTGAGAGCGGCAGCGCGGTCAGTGACCAAAAAAGCACTTTAACAATCTCCGCCGATTTACTGGCATCGTCGTTTGTGGATGTGTATCGGGATATACGGAGCCATAAGTATACCGAGTATTTATTTTATGGTGGGCGCGGGAGCACTAAGTCAAGCTTTATCAGCCTAGCGTTGATCTGCGAGTTAGTGAACCACCCCGGCGTTCATGCCTTAGTCACTCGACAAGTTGGTAACACGTTGCGCGACAGCGTCTACAGCCAGCTTCAATGGGCCATTGGTGAGTTGGGCGTTTATCACCCAGGACTTGCCGACCAGTTTAAAAGCACTACCTCTCCAATGGAGATTACCTATTTACCAACTGGACAGAAAATCTATTTTCGCGGTTTGGATAACCCCGCGAAAATCAAGAGCATCACTCCGGTATCAGGGCATATAGGTATTTTTTGGATTGAGGAAGCCGATCAGGCGAAATCCGCCGAACATGTTAGGAAGGTTGAGCAATCCATCAGGGGCGGCGAATTTATGATGATCTTCAAGTCGTGGAACCCGCCGAGGTCCGCGCAAAACTGGATAAATAAATACACATTGATTCCTAAATCAAGCCAACGGAAACACACGAGTGATTACCGATTGGTGCCGCGTGACTGGTTGGGTGAGGCATGGTTGGCAGAGGCCGAACACCTTAAATCTGTTAACCCTCGCGCTTATGATAATGAATATCTTGGTGAAATTACGGGTACTGGGGGTATGGTCTTCGAGAATGTGACGTTACGGAAGATCACAGATGCGGAGATTAAGGAATTTGATCATATCTATTTCGGACTTGACTTTGGCTATGCTATTGACCCGCTTCACTGGGTTAAGCTGCATTACGATGCTAAAAAAGGCATTATCTTTATCTTTGATGAATTTCGCGCTCACAAAATGGGCAATCGCGAGTTATACGAAATCTTGACAGCACAAAAGGGAATGACACGGGATGACTTGCTTATCTGCGATTCCGCCGAGCCGAAAAGTATCTCTGACCTGAGAAGTTACGGGTTAAACGTTCGCGGATCAGAAAAAGGACATGATTCAGTTAGGTACTCGCTCCGTTGGTTAGAAAATCGTGCCGAGATTGTTGTTGATCCAGAGCGTTGCCCCTATGTAGCGGAGGAGCTTATCAGCTACGAATACGAGCAGACGCGCGACGGTGAATTTACAAGCCAGTACCCAGATCGTAATAATCACGGAATCGACGGATTAAGGTATAGCTTAAACACTTGGTGGAGACGCAGCGGAACGTAAGTTAAACAGAAAACACTGTACCCGCGATGTTGATGCATCCGGGCACATGATCAATGCACATGGAGGTGCACTGATGGCAGAGATTATATCAGGAATTTATGAAATACGGAACGTTATCAACGGCAAGCGATATATAGGGTCTGCTGTCAACATTCGCAAGAGGTGGAATGTGCACAGGTGTTTACTGAGAAGCACCCGCCACCATTCCAGACTATTGCAGAATTCATGGAATAAGTATGGAGAAATACACTTCGTGTTTTCCATACTGAGGCTGGTGCAAAACGTGAGTTCTTTAATTGAAATTGAGCAATGCTATATTGATAACCTGAAGCCTGAATACAATATCCAGAAGATAGCTGATAGCCGCATTGGGGTTAACCATACGGAAGAGACTCGCAAGAGAATGAGTATTAATCACGCTGATGTGTCTGGTCCAAATAATCCAAACTTCGGGGTAAAGGCCAGCGAGGAAAAAAGAAGAAAAATGAGGGATGCTCATGCGGATTTCTCAGGCAAGAACAACCCTAACTACGGCAAAAACACCAAGCCTGTTTTGCAGTTTACTAAAAACATGGATTTCTTGGCTAGGCATAACAGTATCACCGAAGCGAGTAGGGCAATAGGGGTAACTAGTGTGTTGATAAGCCGATGTATTAGCGGCAAATACAGTAACAAAACGGCGGGGAATTACATTTGGCGCTACGCCGATACAGGAGAGGATAACCCATGACAGAACTGACGGCAGATGGTCGGTTATTAACTGAAGTCTCTATTGTAAAAATGGACGCGGGCGATATTAACATCGGCAATGTGGACATCGCCTCGATGCCCGACGTGACCCTGGGCGGATGGGTCTACAAAGGCGAACAGTCGATCAACATGAATGGCGGCGCGCAGTCGGCGACCCTGCCGAGTGGAACCAATGTGGTCCATATCGCGGCTGAAGCGGGAGACGTGCGGTATACCATCAATGGTACAGCCAGCGCCACGAGTGGCGGGTTCGTGCCTGAGAACATGCAAGCCTATATCATGAAACAGGCAGCCCTGACCGGACTTTCATTCTGGGGATCATCGCCCGCTGTGGCCCACCTGATCTACTACCAGGAGTCGTAACAGTGTGTTCACGCGGCTGCTATCCTGGATACGGGAGGTCTTTAAAAAAGTGATCCGTCAAAGCGATGTGAAAGAACGGCTTCATCTTGACGTGGCGATTTCGTCCACGATGGCAACCGCGCTGAATACGTGGTCCCTGATGTACGCCAATCAAGCCGCATGGCTTACTGAGGACGTGATTTCACTGGGATTGCCCGCCGCGATTGCCGGGGACGTGGCCCGCGCCGTGACCATCGAAATGGCGGTGGAAGTATCAGGATCGCCCCGTGCTGTATTTTTGCAAGCGCAATACGACCTGATCGCGCCCAAGTTGCGCCCTATGTTGGAATACGGGCTGGCAAAGGGCGGGTTGGTTATGAAGCCGTATGTCAATGGCAACCAGATCGCCGTTGATTTTGTACAGGCGGACCAGTTCTACCCGATCAAGTTCGATGCCAACGGTGGCTTGACCAGTTGTGTATTTGCCGACCAGAAGCAGATCGGTGATACCTATTACACACGGCTGGAATTGCACGAGATGGGTAAATTCATGAACTCAAGCGGCAATCTGGTTGAGGGAAGCCGCATTACCCAATATGCCTTTAAAAGCAGTGATAGCAATACGTTGGGGAATAAGATCGATCTTGCCAGCGTTGAGGCGTGGGCCAGCCTGGAAGAAAATGCGATAGTCGAAAATATTGACCGGCCTTTATTTGCGTATTACCGTGTGCCGTTGGGGAATAACATTGACACCACATCGCCGCTGGGCGTTGCTATTTATGCCCGCGCGACAGAGTTAATTCAGCAGGCTGACGAACAGTGGTCCCGGCTGATCTGGGAGTTCGAGAGTGGCAAGCGGGCGATCTATGTAGACCCGATGGCGTTTGGCCTGGGCACGGACGGCAAGCCACTTCTCCCGGATAAACGCCTGTTCCGTACAGCCACGCAGCGGTCAGGTGCCATCGGCGAGGGCACCGGCGAAGACCTGTTTCACGACTGGACCCCTGAATTCCGTGACGCGGCGATCCGGGCGGGATTAGACGCTATCCTGAAGCGGATCGAATTTAATTGCGGGCTGGCTTACGGCGTCCTCTCCGATCCGCAGTCAGTTGAGAAAACCGCCACAGAGATCGCGGCGACGAAACAGCGGTCACAAGCGACCATTCGGGACAATCAAAAGGCGCTTCAGGCTACGCTTAACCATCTGTTCTATGCAATGGACGTGTACGCTACTCTCTACAATCTCGCGCCCAAAGGGGCATACAAGGTGGGCTACGACTGGGACGACAGCCTGATCGTAGACAGCGAGGCGCAGTTCACCCAGGACCAGCGCACCAGCATTATGGGTGCAATGCCGAAATACATCTTTTTGATGCGCAATTACGGATTGACGGAAGAGAACGCCAGAAAGTGGATCGCCGACCAGCAAGCCGAAGCGCCGAAAGACATGTTCCAGAATGAGGAGCAGGGGGCGTAACGATGGGAAAGAATTATACACGGCAAGAGTTGGGCAGAAAAACCAAGAAGAAATTGATTGAGATCGTTCTCAATCAAGAGAGTGTTATTCAAAAGGCGCTTGATAGGCTGGATCAGAAGGACACGAGCGATTTTGTCAACCTTATGATGAACGCCGTCGCGCCTGAAATGGATGTTTATCGGTTTGCCAAGAGGCAGTGGACAGAAAAACGTGCTAACGGCTGATTATCTTGATGCTTTGCCGGAATCATACCTGAAACTCTATCGCTCATTCGAGGATAGTATTATACAGGATATGGCCCGCCGAATTGCAAAAATGGATATGAGTTCTGCAACGGCTTGGCAGTTCCAAAGATTGAATGAGGCCGGTTCGCTCGAAGACTTTATGTATGAAGAGTTGGCAAAGTTAACTGGACAGAGTGAGGCTGTGTTGCGCCACAAAATGGAAGCCGCCGGGGTCGAAACTCTGAAATTTGACGACGCGATCTATGAGGCGGCGGGAAAACATCCCTTGCCACTGAGCGCATCGCCCGCCATGCAGCAAATCTTGACGGCGGGTTGGCAGAAGACAAATGGCGCAATGCGCAACCTTACGTTGACAACAGTTCTGGATATCCAAAACGTTTTTATTGATGCGGTGGATAAGGCATATCTACAAGTCGCAACAGGGACACTCGATTACAACACGGCGATCAAACGAACTATCAAGCAGATAGCCAGAGACGGGTTAAGCGTGGTGAATTTTGCCAGTGGGCGCCGGGATCATATCGACGTGGCGGCACGTAGGGCGATTTTAACGGGCGTCTCGCAGACCGCCGCCCAGCTTCAGATGAACCGCGCCGATGACATGGGATGCGACTTGGTGCAGACATCGGCACACGGCGGGGCGCGGCCCAGTCATCAACTCTGGCAGGGCAAGGTGTTCAGCCGATCAGGGACACATGCAAAATATCCTAATTTTGTTCAGAGTACGGGCTACGGGACGGGACCGGGGTTATGCGGTTGGAACTGCGTTGTCGGTGAGACATTGGTATCAGGTCCGGCAATACGTGCCGGGTACCGCCGTAAATATTCCGGCGAAATCATTGTCATCGGCACTGCCGGAGGCCATGAGCTTACCGTCACGGCGAATCACCCGATATTGACCGATAATGGATGGATCGCGGCTGGCCTGCTCGTAGAGGGTGATAATGTAATCAGCCGCTCCAATTTCGATAGGCCAGGTAGTATTTGCCCAAACGTTTACCAGGATGAATCCAGCATCCAGGATGTATTTGACTCGCTCTCGGTAGGCGGGAATGTGTTCCGGTTTTCTGTTTCGCCCGGCGACTTCCACGGCGATGTTTCCGACGGCGAGGTCGATGTTGTATTTCCCGATGGCTTTTTGCGGGATGGCGTTAACTCCGCGCCCCTCCAGGAGCAGAAAGAGTTCTTTTTCGGCGGCGCTATCGAACTTACTGACACGCTCAACGCCGAACGCGCGCTTAATGAGATCTTCATTGGTGCGCTTGGAACCCCTGACGGCATCATGAGCGGCCTTTGTCAGTTCGGCGCGGCCATCGACTCCGGCTCTCTCCATCCTTTCGCGGACGGCATCGGAGCGACTATCGGCAATTGGAATACCAATTTTGGCGAGATATGTCCCAACCAAGCCTTCGGAGATTCCGATCTGCTCTGCGATTTCGTTTTTCCAAAGACCGGAGTTATACAAGGCAAGGAGTTCGTCGGGAGTAATACGGGATTTTCGCCACAAATAAACTTTCCAATCTCCAGGTTTGACTATCCCGTTTCTCTTAAGGCAATTTTGGATTGCGTGCAAAGAGCAACCGTATTGGTCAGCGATAAATTGCATGGTCTTGCCAGCGAAATAGAGACTAACAACATCGTTTTCGTTCAGCGGAAATTTTTTACGGGTCATGTTTACAACCTCCATACAGTCGGTGAGTGGTATTTTGCTAACAATATTATAACACATAATTGTAGACATAGCTACTATCCATTTTTTGAGGGTATCAGCGAGAACGCCTATAGCAAGGCTGATCTGAACAGCCTATCCAGCCAGAAGACGACCTACAACGGCAGTGAGATGAGCCTGTATGACGCCACCCAGGAGCAGCGATCAATCGAGCGCGATATACGCTACTGGAAGCGGCAGGCTAATGCACTTTTGGCGGGTGGGCAAGACAACACCGCCGAAAGATTGAAAGTCCGGTTTTATCAGGCGCGTATGCGCGACTTTATCCGACAGACCAAGTTATCCCGGCAGAATGTTCGGGAGCAGGTCTGGGCATAGCCACCGGCCAGCGTATGAGGGTCGGGCATCGCGTGGGGCAACCACGTTAAAAAGCGTAGATGAATCGTAACTAAGAGAGGAACAGGAACATGAAACGCGAAGACTTGAGAAAACTCCTACTTGGAGATCAAACCGAACTCACCGAAGCGCAGACGGTCATGGTCGATCAGATCATGACGCTGCACGGCAAGGACGTTGAGAAGGCGAAAGGTGATGTGGGCACGACACAGGCCGCGCTTGAGGCGAAGGACGCCGAGATCGCAGCCCTGAAGCAGCAGATCACCGACGCGAACACGCAAATCGAAGCCTTCAAGGGCATGGACATCGAGGGCGTGAAAAAAGCCGCCGAAGAATATAAAGCGCAAGCGGAACAGGCCCAAAAAGACGCGGCGGAGAGGGTGTCTCAAGTGGAGTTTAATTACTCGCTTGACAGCGCACTGATCACCGCAAAAGCGAAAGATGTGGTGTCGTTGAAGCCACATCTGGATATAAGCCTGTTAAAGCGCAATCCCGACGGCACAATCAGCGGCCTTAGTGAGCAGGTGGAGAAAATCAAGTCAGATAAGCCGTACCTGTTCGTTGATGACACGCCGACCCCAGCCTTTACGACCGGGGCCACACCGCCGTCCGCATCGACTACGGATTCATTTATGGCATCGGCGTTTAAAGCCGCCAAATTGCCCCTACCTAAAGGATAATAACTATGGCTACTTCCATTTCGCTTGTTACCACCTTCCTGGCGTTGGTGGACTCAGCGTACAAAGAACTGTCAAAGACGGCGCGTATGGATGCGCTGACGCAGGACACCATTGACTTTCAGGGTAAATCTGCCGTCAAAATCATGAAGATTGCAACCGTTGGACTCGGCACCTACAGTCGCTCGGCGGGTTATAAGGCGGGCGATATTCAAGCCTCCTGGGAAACGATGACTCTATCGTGCGAACGTGGGCGGCAGTTCACGCTCGATCGCATGGACAATGACGAAAGTCTTAGCCTTCTACTGGGGAACGTGATCGCCGATTGGATGCGTATGTATGTGGTTCCTGAAATCGACGCTTATCGTTTCGCCGCTATTGCCGGAACATCTAATATTCAGGCGGCCTCTTCCGCTACGCTTACCTCGTCTACCATTCTGAGCGCTATTGACGCCGCCTCTCTCGCGCTGGATGTCTATGAAGTACCTGCCGAGGGGCGTCTGCTCTATATCTCGGAAACATGCAAACGGTATTTGGACGCCGCTGTTACTCGCGTTTTAAGTACCGAACGAAGCGTAGACCGCCGATTGGATAATTTGGACGGGATCGAAATTATCCCAGTGCCACAATCACGGTTCTATACCGAAATCGATCTAGACGCCGGTACCACGTCAGACGTGGGCGGTTACTCCAAGACCAGCAGCACGGGGAAAGACCTCAACTTCATGCTGGTGCACCCGTCGTCAGTGGTGCAAGCGGTCAAGTTGAATCAGGTCAAATACTTCTCCCCAGATGTTAACCAGGGTACAGATGGTCACTTGTGGCAATATCGTCTCTATCATGATGCGTTTGTGGAAGACAACAAGGTTAAGGCTGTCTACATCCACAACAAAGCATAATGGAGAATGACATGGCTAACAGTGTAAAAGTTCGTAAGGGCGGGATCACAATGGGCGTTACGCCGGGTGATGTCCGCTGGTATCTGAGCATCGGGTATGAGCGCGTTGAGGAATCCCCCATTGACGTGGTAGTGGAAGTTCTACCCGCCGCCGAGGATACCGACTCTCATCCCGCGCCCATCACTGAAGTTGAGGCGCACGCGAACGCGATGGCTGAGTTAAATTTGGCCGAAATAGCCCGCGTCAACAAAAAAGGCGGTAAAAAATGAGCTACGGAGCTATTCGGGGCATTGATGGACTGAAGCGACTAAACGACAATTTCTCGGTGATTGAAAACGCGGAATTGATCGAACTCGCTTCCGACGCCGAAACCATCACCGGAACGGACGCCACCAAAGGCGTCACGGCACCGGGCATGATGGCGGCGTTGGCGGCCCTTGACTTCCCGGTGGCCTTTACCATCACTGGAGCCGCAAAGGTTATCAACTTCGCAGGCGTAACCCCCGGTTTTGCCGATGCGGACGACGCCTTTATCGCTATCGGCACCTGGAACGACGGTCTGGACATCACCGCCCAAACAGAGCATTTTGTCCCTATTCAGGTTCATCTTGACTCTAACACCAGTATTGCCAAAGACATCGCCGCCGCGCGCTTCCGCGTGGATACCGACGTCGCCAATACACTCACCGCCGTTGGTTGTTTGCAACTACGCCAGAGTATCGGGCATAACGTCGCCTCAAGCGCGATCCTGAACGCCAGTGTCACTGTGGCGGGCGCGGTCACGGTGCAAACCGGAAGCCTGCTCGGTGGGTACTTCTCCATCGAGGGCAGTGGCGCCCTGACCAAAGCCGGGGATAATGACTGCTCGGCTTTGGTGGCGGTCGTCAATCATACCGGTGGCGGCGTGGATAATGCATTTGTCGCCATGATGAACGGCACCGGGCAGACCGTCAGCGAGATCATCAATGCCGTGTGCGAACATGGTACGGCCACCGTCGGGATTGCGATTGAAAAGACGGCGAATGGTACGGCTATCGGGACTGGCCTGAAGATCACCAACGCGACGGTGGGTATTGAGACGTCGCTGGCCGCGCTGGGTGCGTCGGGTCGGATTGCCAAGCTGTTTGGTTCTATGGCGGCGGGCAATCTGGGTGATGGTTACGGCGCAGTCGAAGTGGACCTGACCCTCACAGGCACGGTCGCGGGTATGGTTGCAGGGCTGTCCTCGTGGGTCAACATGGCGGCTTCCTCTTCGGGCGGCGGACAGTTGATCTGTGCTCAGGACAACGGTATTTATGTGTCAGCAACGGGTACGCCGATGTCAGCCAGCATAGCGGTTATCGGTATGCGTATGCAGTATGTGGCTGAGGGCGGCGGCAATCCGGGCGGTTTGTATCTGTTCAGTACGAATATTTACGATAACGCCCTGACTGCCATGTTCCACGTCAATGCCAAAGTGGACCTCGGATGGATCACGGGCGCGTGTGCTACTGGCGCGGCTCACATTCCGCTGTTCCGCGATGTGTCGGCGGGCGTCACCTGGTTCGTGAACATTTATACATCATAACGCAAGGGGCGGGCAACCGCCCCCAGAAGAGATGGGGTCATGAAAGTCAAAAACGCGGTTATCCATACCAGTAAGCCCGCTATCGAGGAAATGCTAAAGACTGACTTGCCAGTTAGGGTCGCGTGGCAATTTGCTCTATTATCCGGCGAACTCGCCAAAAGTTTCGAGGCTTTCCAAAGTACGAAAGATGGCCTTATCAGGAAATACGGCGAGGCAAACGGTAGTAATGTTTCCATTGATCAGAGTAATCCCAACTGGAATGAATTCGCTACGGCAATCAATGAACTGCTTGACCAGGAAGTCGAGGTCACGTTCGATAAGATTGTGCTGCCGCAGCGGGTAAACGGGAAAGAACTTGAAATCAAACCTGAAATCTTGCTGGCGCTGGTCGATTTTGTATCGGTAGGGGATTAACAATGGCCGCCTACGCCGATTTTGAATTCTATGAAGATGACTTTCTGGGCACGGCTATCGCGGCGGTGGATTTCGCGCGGCTGGCCTTGCGCGCCAGTGCCGTCATCGACCAGATCACCTTTAACCGCGCGGCGGCGGTCATTACGGCGGATACCGACGAAACCACGATCACGGCCATTATGATGGCAACATGCGCAGTAGCGGAAACGCTGAGCCAGGAAGACGGTTCTAGCGGGCGCGTGGTTCAGTCTGAGCGTATCGGTAGCCATTCGGTCACGTATGCCGATGCGAGAACGACCCACAGCGCACGGCGCGAGGCAGCCAGTCTCTGGCTGGAAAGCTCCGGCCTGATGTTTGCAGGCTTCTATAGTGGTGAGTATTCGGGGTCACTTGATGCGGACGAATAGCCATATCACGATCTACGCCAAGAGTGTCGCAGCGGGGACCGAAGTCTGGACGCGCTCGACGGTGCTCAACGTGGCATGGTTTGACCGTCGGGCGACCAATGCGCGGCAGTCGGCCAATATCAAGGCTGATGACATTGCGGTGTATATCCCAATGGCGCGCGGCACGATTGCTATCAAGGTGGGTGATGTGCTGGTGCGCGACGTGGTAACAGACGCGATCTCGGCGGGCTTTACTATCTCGGACCTACGGGCGAAATATCCCGACTCGGCGATAGTGAGAACGGTGGACCAGTTTGATATGGGCAGCAGTGCCCTATGGCATTGGCAGATCGGGGCGTCCTAAATGAGTGGACCTATCATCGAGACACCGCGCGGGCAGATTTTCACCCATAAGGGCGGTAGCGCGCAACTGGTCTGGAATACGGACTTCCAGCCCCGACATCAGGCGCACTACACGCAAGCGCAAAAGTTTCTGGACTCAGAAATACTACGCGGGTGTGAGCCGTACATTCCGCTCCTGACAGGGACACTCATCAAAACGGGCATCTTAGGGACGGACATCGGTAGCGGCGAAGTGAAGTGGATCGCACCTTACGCGCGGCGTCAATTCTATAGCCCGCGCAAGGCTGGAAGTTCTACCGGACCGTTACGCGGTCCTCGATGGTTTGATAGGTGGAAAGCGGTATCAGGTCGGCAAACATTAGAACAAGCACAGCGTGTGGCCGGGAGAGGCTGAGTCAGAATGACAGACACGATTATCGGCGCGATTCAGACCTATATCAAGACCTACGCGGGGCTACCTACGGGCGCGCCCGTCTGGATTGACTTTATGGGCGGCACGGCACCGGAATACGCCATTATCACGCAGCCGGGCAGCCGGACACTTGAGACGTACATCGACGGCAGCAAATTGCGCGCGTACTCGTTTGCTTTTCAAGCGACGGTGCAGACCGAAGCGGACGCCAAACGACTGGAAGCCTCCGGTTTCTTTGAGGCATTCGCGGCGTGGTTGGACGCGCAAACGGAAGCGGGCGTTTTGCCCACACTAGGCACGGGGAAAACCGCCGAGTCTGTCAAGTCGCAGACCTGGGGATTTTTATTCGAACAAGGACCGTCGGGCACTGGCCTCATGCAAATCCAGTGCCAGCTAGAATATACAGAAGCAGCATAACGGAGGATACAATGGCAAAAATTCCACGCAATGAGTTCTTGACGTACATCGATGTAACGCCCACTTCTACAGCTACGTACAAGCTGCTGGGCGTCGGCGTGATCGAGGGCACGATCAGCTATAACCCCAACGTCACCAACGAGACGTATATCCATGAAGGCACAGCGACCATCATGGTTAATTCGTATGCGCCGACCATGCCGCTCGAAATCACGGCGGATAACGGCGATGACGTGTTCGAATACCTGGACGGCTTACGGAAAGCTCGCGCCGTGTTAGGCGATTGTGAAACCACCATCTGTAACGTGTGGAATTATGAGGCGGGCGGACCCACCGCCGTACCCGCTGAGGAGCAGGCGGTGAGTATCCAGGTGGACGACTTTGGCGGTCCCGGTGGTCAACCCATCAAGTTGAAGGTGACGATTAACTATCAGGGCGATCATACGGTCGGTACATTCAATATTACCACGCCTGCATTTACATAGGAGTCCGACATGGCTCAAGTAAAACGAAGTCTGGTCCAGCACTTCCTGAATACCGGCTCGATCTTGTCTCCTACCTGGTCGCTGATCAGCGCGGGTGTGCCAGAAGGCATGATCGCCATGAACCCGAATGTCACAACGGAGACGAATATCGCTGATGACACCGCCACGATTACGGTGAACAGTTATGCGCCCACGATTGCCATTGACTCATCGGCAGTGGTCGGTAATGCCGTGTATGCGTGGTTGGACGCCGCGCGCAAGGGGCGCGATGTCTTAGCGGACGCGGAAACAGAACTGGTCAACGTGTGGCTGTATAAGCCGGGCGGCTTGACCTACTACTATGCTGAAAAACAGCCGGTAGCCGTTCAGTGCGACTCGTTCGGCGGCCCAGGCGGACTCCCGCTCAAGCTGGCCTACGCGATCAACTATCGCGGCGATGCAACGATGGGCGGTTTCAGTCCTACAGCCAGTGCGTTTGTGGCAACCCCCGTGAACACTGTCCTAACAACGATGGTGATTGGGTCTGTAACCCTTGCGCCGTTGTTCGCTACGGATAAAGCGTGGTTGTGGTACGCGGGGTCGGTCAGCAACGCGACGGAAGAGGTGTCAATGGCTTCAACGTTGGCCGGAGCGACCATCGTGCAGAAAGAGGGCTTAAACGTGGTCAATCAGGGCGCCAACGCGGCTCTCGCAGTCGGTGTTAATCATCTAACGATACAAGTCACAGTAGGGACGGAAGTCTCAACCTATCGGATCGATATTACGAGGGCGGCGGCGTAAATGGACAGCATCAAGATTGTCTCAGGAGTCAAGCGGATAGCGATCAATGACGATCCTGATCGGGTGATTGAGTTCAATCCCTCTGACTCCAATTTCCGAACCCGGTTTTACACCACCTACCGCGAACTAATGACCCAATTGACGTTGATGGGCCAGCGCGAAAAGGAACTCATCGACGTGGCCGACGAAGATGAATTCGGCATTCCCACCAGCGCGGGAGATCGGCTTGCATTGGAATTGGAGTCGATCCAACTGGCGCGACAGAAAATTGATGAACTATTCGGCGCGGGCACGTCTCAAACGGTTTTTGGGGATGAGATGAGTCAGGTAATAATCGGGCAGTTCTTCGACGGCATACAGCCCTTCTTCGAGTCGGCGGTATCGGACGCGGTGAAGAAGTACGCACGGCCAAAGGCGCGGGGCAATGGAAAACGTAAGGTCATGAATGGTTAACATCCTTGTTGATGACCTGCCGGAGATGGTCGAGATCGACGGTGAGGAAGTCCCGATCAATACGGACTACCGCGCCAGCTTGCAGGTCATTCGCGCCTTTGAAGATCGCACACTTGCCGATCCTGAAAAGATAGCGGTGCTGCTGGATAACCTGTATTTCACCCTGCCTCAGGACATCAATAAAGCCTACGAGTTAGGGATGATGTTTCTGAATGGCGGGGAAAGTCCAGAACCAGACGGGAACAAACCAGGACCGCGTTACTACAGTTTCAACCAGGATGCCAACCTGATCTTTGCGGCGTTCAGGCAGACACACGGTATCGACCTGACGACCGCCACGCTGCACTGGTGGGCATTCATGGCGCTGTTTATGGACTTAGGGGCAGATACGGCCTTCTGCCAGTTGGTGGCCTTTCGCAAGCGCATCAAAGAGGGCAAGGCCACTAAGGAAGAAAAGGCCATGTACCGGGAAATGCACGACCAGATCGACCTGGAAAACCCAGATGAACAACTGACGCCAGATGAGCAGGCGGAATATGATAAGTTTATGGCGATGGTGCTAGAAGGCAACAGGAAACAGAGTGAAAAACTCCAAGCGCAAAAAGTCCAATCCCAACCCTGAGATCATGCGCGAGTTGCTTGATCAGGAGAGCGTCAAGGAATACGTTGACAAGATGACGCCTGAAGAGTTGGCGTTCTACAAAGAATTGCTTGTGTCTCAGGGTATTTATGCCCGATACGCGAAAGAACGAAAATCCTAAAGAAAGGAGGTAGAAGCTATGGGGGGAGTGGACGGAACCATCAGGATTGACAGTCGCCTGGATGCTAAAGGTTTTAATACGGGCATACGCCCTATGATGGGCAG